AAGCTCTCCGGTCTTTTGCGTTGGCAGCAGACCAACCACGCTATTCCCGCGCAGGTTTAAGCGTCGATCATACAAGTCCGGAAACTTGGCGTAGTGATTGAGCCAGTCTCGCAAGTAGTCATTGAATAGAGAACCGAAAACCTTTTCGTTCTTAACAAAACCAGCAGTGCGGCGAGGTTCCCAGCTTTTAGACTGAATGTCATACTCGATCCGAAACTGTCCGAAGTCTGCCGAGAGCGCGGTCTTAAGTTCGATGGACATCATCTTGCGTCCGTTCTTTAAGATAGTTAAATCAGAGCCGTGACCGAACCCAGCAGTCGTGGCGGTGATGCCGGCATGCCGGTATCGACTAGTGATCTCGGTCGCCAATTTTTCTTCGAAGTCCATGCCGGCTGATGCTGCAGTGCGGCGCTTTTGTTAAACGACAACGTATGCGGATCCACCGGAGGCGGCTTTAAGCTCTAAGCGACCTAAAGAACTGCGAGTGGAATTGGGATTGTAAATGAAGCCGAGAGGACTGAGCATCTGCTCTAATTTCTGCATCGTCTCTTGGCGGTCATCATCCAAGACACGAATCTCGTTCTTGACGATCTTATACTCGTACCCTTCCGCTTCGATTGCACGGAGGGCGCGCTGAAGGTTATTCTCCGGTCCATCTTGTGGTGCCGGTAGTGGCGTAGTGGTGTCATCCTCCATTTCTGATGGGATGTCAACCTCTTCTTCCATCGACCTCTTAAAACTAATATGTAATTCGTTCATATTCATCTGGCAATAATTAGTATCTCAGATGACTCTTTACTCTTATTCATTCCATATGCCCAAGTAGCAGGTTGAATTTCGTAATTGGAGTAAAGCTCTCGCACCGCGGCGCAGTCATTATATGATAACAACCAGTCCTTTCGTTGGGTTAATATTTGGTGAAGACCCGCGTGATCAAAATCTACATGAGTGTTCCCATCATCGCCATATAAATTATCTCTGCCTTGTTTTAGCATATAAGGAGGATCGAGATATAAAAAAGTATCCGGATGCGTAGCGATGGATTCTTTAAAGTCGAGCGCTGCCACATATAGCTTTGGCTCATTAAATTCCTCAAGACGTTCGATCGAAGACTTGGTAAATCTTTTATAAGCGGCTAACTTTGACCAGCCACCGCTAAAGGTTGCGCCCGAGAAGCTACTTCTATTGATAGCGTAAAACCGTGCAGCGTTTTCAAAGGAAAAATGATAGTCATTACGCAGTTCTGTGCGCAGTCGGTAAAAGTCTTCTTTTAGCAGCCCCCTCACTGGTTTTGGATCATGGTTCTTTTTGTGTATGACAAAATCGGGGTGGTGCACTCGGTATGTATCTGTAATATCTGCAAGTTTCTGCGGGTTTCCCGTGAGGGCGCGCCAGAACCAAACCAGCGGTTCAAATAAGTCATACCCATATACTTGAATACCTTTTTCTGCTGCAGCTAACTCTACCGAGCCGCCCCCCAGAAAGGGGGAGCATAACTCTTTACAGTCGGTGGGCAATAGCGGCAGGATATGCTTTACGGCGCGGGTTTTTCCGCCCGGATATCTTAATACTGCCTTCATGTGCCCTCCTTAAATAAAAATGCGGCAGACTTTTGACCGGTCTGCCAGCGGCTGTTTGTTTACTCTACTGCAGTATCTTCTACAGTGGCAGCTGTATCAGCTGCAGTATCATCTTCTTTGTCGTCGCAGGCGCTGAGCGCCATTACAGCAAAGATCGGTAAGATAAACTTCATTATTTTCTCCTCTTGTGAAAGTCTTAAAATGCGGCAGACTTTGGACCGGTCTGCCAGCGGCTTTTTACTACTCGGTTGTAGTTGCGGTAGTTGTAGTTCCCTCGGTGGCACCAGTAGTGGTACCGCCATCGTCAGTCGTTTCATTTCCGACTGCCGTAGAAACCTCAACTGATGTTGTGGCTGTGGGCGTTATTGTTAACGCAGTTGGGACGACCGTTGCTTCTGACACAACCGGCGGCTCATAGGAACACGTACCATAGATACTAGTGAGAACTAAAATTCCCCCTACTACACTAACATGCACTTTCCATTGGGACCACAGTCCCTTCACTTTATCTAACATTTTATCTCCTTTATGCTAAAAATATGGCAGAGTATTTTATTCCCGCTCTGCCATCGGTATCAGACTCACCTATTTACTTTAGCCGGACATTAGTTCATCAAATGCACGGTCAACACTGCTCTTACCGTTGGCAGGACCGTATTTGGCTGTAGTAGACGATCGACCTTCTGCGGAGGAATCTCCCGAAAGTTGTTCGTCCAAGATAGCGTCGACTTGTTGACTACTAAGGCGGTCAAAAAGACCGTCAAAGTCAGGAAGACCATCGAGGAGGGCGGGGATGGCTTCCGTGTCTTCAAGCAATGTGGATGTATTACGACGCATCTTGAGGTTTGTCTGAGGGTATGCACCAGGCTTATTGGGCTTGGTGTATGTGAGAGTGATGTCGGTACCCTCTAGAGAATCTGTGACATCACCGTATTCTGGATCGAGAATATACCCCAGAAGAAGTTCATAGGCTTGCTTACCATAGCCATAAACCTTGATCCCTTCGTCTTCTCGACCTCTTACCACGACTGGCGAGAAGTAGCGGGTGCGTACAAAGAGACTCTTTGCAAGCTTCTTGCTTTCCTCATCGTGGTTATCAACTCCTTCGCGCCAAAGTTTGGAAGCGAATTCGCAAATGGGGCATTCGTCACCGAAGTTGCGCTTCGGACACATAATGCCGCCCTTGTGATCCCCCACATTATAGTGGAAGAACATCTCCTTAAGTGGATCGCCGTCATTTGTCGGTACGATCCGGATGTCAGTATCTCCTTCGTCTGGCTTAAACCATGGTGAATTTGCATCCTTGTTTCCCTCGCCACGTAGTGCGGCAAGCTTCTTTCTCATTAGGTCCATATTAATTGACATTTATAGTCTCCTTTGTTGTTTATGGTAAAGTATATCAAGCGTTCCTTGATATCTAATATATCACTCTTGAACAAGCTTGTCAAGAGTTTTTTGGTTGTTTTGTACTACGTTAGTGTGGGCAACGCAGAACCCAAAATCATTATAAGGTGTTTCGTAGATTGCATATGATAGTTTGCGAAATGCGTTTCGGGGTTTTTCCTTCAACATGTCTACAAGTCGCTTATGCAATCCTCCTTCGTTCTCTAATCTTTCCGTCTTTATAGCTAAATAATAACATAGTTCGCGCGGAGTGTCAAGCTCAAAGAGCCACTTTTCTTCAAGATTTGTTAAATCTAAGCCAGCGACGCTGCGAATTCTATTTATCTCTGCCGGTTTTGCCACTTGCCCAATCTCGGGCTCTGTGTGTGTGAAGTAGTTTACGTGGTGCACGGTTGAAAAAATGAACTGATTCAGAGAATCATAATAAGTCTTGATTGGTAAGTCGCCCATGCAATTCTCTAAATTAAGATTGGACACGATGGTCATTGAATTGAGGAGCCCTGAGCGCGCATACTCTTGAAGAACTCCGAACACTGTGTTCTCTATAAGCACCGGATATCCAGTGAGAAGCTCGGTGTCGGGCTTTATATAAACGACATCAACCTTCTTATCCTTTATCTGTTCCAGAATACCCAGCGAGTAATTGGAGCTATACGAGCCACCCACGATGAAAAATTGAATGTGATCGTCCGTAGTGGCAAAAAACTTTGCCACATTTGGAATGTGCTTCTCATAAAGCTCTGGGTGGTCATGGGCTTTTAATTTGAATTTGTATTTGGAGCTACGTGTAATCTTATCATTCATGACGTACACGCTATACTGAGGTACCTCTTTGAATTTTTCAACAATAGCGGTGGCGGCGTTCCCCAAGCCAACAATGGAAATCACAGTGTCATCTCTTTCAGATTGTAATAATCTTTTCCAGCCTTCAAATTAGCCAAATAGCCATCTTCGAACGTCTCTTTGATTTTTAAAATTAGATCACGATCCTCGTCCGAATAATCAACAACTATCTCATCATGAACGATATGTGAGATAAAGCTCTTTCTTTTTTCCAAAAGCTTGTCGATCTCTACTGCTTTCGCCAAGACGCGATCTGCAGTTGTGCTCTGAATAAGGTAATTCAACGCCTTTCTCTCCTCCACTAGAATTTCTCTGTTATATGGTGTCTTAATATAACCTTCTTTGTACCACTTGTCAAGTACTTTTTTACGATCATATTCTTCTGCCTGAATTTCATTGGATTCTGGGTTGTACAGCCATGCAAAGAACCGTGTCTTAGCGTCGTCACGGGTCACGTCGTGGTCTTTAAAAATGTTTTCGACGTTCCATTGGTGGATGTCTTTTTGCGGCTGTTCAAGTCCACTCAGCTCAATAAAGGTCCGTAATTCCGCGCCATTATAATCCAAACTAACGAGCAGGTCATTGTGCGGCTTGACAATTGTCCGGAATTCTTTCTTTATTGTTAGCATCGGAAAGGACGCGCGCCGTGTTGTAAGGCGACCGGTAACAGTTCCAAAAAGGTTATAATCTATATGCTGGTGGTTTTTTATCAGTTCAGTGAGTTTATATCGATCCCGGGAAGAGTATAATAGGTGATGTGCCTGCGCCACATTTAAATTAAGGCGCTGGTATTGGATCTTGTGCAGCAGCTTTTGAACGCTTGCAAGGTGATCGTAGTTGGGTGGCGCGGGGAATGCCTCAAACACATGCTCAGTTATCTTGTTCTTGATCTCGCAAAATTCCAACAGAAAGTCATGAGGAATCAAGTCAAATATACAATGATCATTAAGATTAACCTTAGCGATCGTGAAGGATTTAACATAGGCGCGCATCTTCCTTTGCGCCGACGTTAGTTGCTCCGTTAAGCTGTCAGGGCAACAGTCTTCAAGCGCGCGCCCTGCGCTGCGGATCCATGCGTACTCCACCGATGGGTCTGTAATCGACCCGGAATACTTCCATGTCTTCGTGAGGTTCTCGGGAAACTTATCAAAGTGAAGCTTTCCGTTTGTGTAAATCCCGATGCATTCAGACTTATCGTCAATAGCTTGAAAAATCATTAGTTGACATACCCATATCGTCAATTGTTATATTATCGATGGCGCCAGAAGCAAAATCTGCATTCGCTTGAGCAATCACCTTCTTTATATGATAACCCAGTGAACCGCTCTTGTCAAATGGTTTGTTCATTATTTGCTCGAATCCAAAACTAATTGCAGACAAGGAGTTGGTATGTTTAGTAAAATTGATAAATTCTTTTATTACCTTTTTCATGTGAACCTCTGGCATCTCAGGCTTTTCTTCAAAAAGACGCAATTGTAAATAAATTTTTATAAAGTAATAGGCATCATACTTTCTTACTAGTTCGTCGGCGGTGTAGCTCTCTGAATACACCACATGTGTTTTGACGCTCCCATCTGTACATACCTCTATTTTTTCATATGCTTCGAGTCGAGCAGCGTTATACATCTCCAACAAATGTGAGACAAATCCGTTAAAGTATTGTGAGAAGGCTGTCGCATAGGCATCGTCCATTACAGACTTGTACCCGAATTCCCGGGATTGCTGCATCATTAGATCTGACCTCACATCCGCAACAATTCGCCACGGTACATGACAGTCTACCATAAATCCGTATGAATTGCAAGTGCGCACAAAAAAGTCCCAGTTCCTGCTATTGACAAGGCGTGCTATTTTCTCTTCATCGTTAATATAATCCATATCGGCTATTTCAATAGCCAGCCCAGACGACATTATCGAACACTCGGTACTTTTGA